ATTCCATTTAAAATCAGTATTTTTACTATCAGTTACTGAAGATAAATCAGGAGTATCGCCTATTATAGATTTACCTAAACCAGTAAAATCACCATTTTGATACAAGATAACTTGCAAGCCAGAAGGAATTTTAAGAGATTGTAATGTTTTTGCTCCAATTTTTTTCAATTGAGAGTTATTATATCTACCAACCGAGAAATAATTACTAGTTGCACCATAATTAGCACCTGTAAATAATTGAGCAGAATTTACGGTATCAATTGTATAAGGATTTGATTCAGGTAATAAAGATGCAAGATTCCATTTTACAGCTAAATATCCTTCAACCTTTTGTCTCTCGTCATCACTTAATGGATTATTGAAATACATAATTTCACCAATATCTCCTGCAAAACCACCATCTCTATCTCCAATTTTTAACCAATATGCTCCTTGAATAACACCATAACTACTATCAAAAGGAGCTTGATTTCTTTCAGAGCCGTTTATATATACAAGGCCTGGAGGTGTTAAAGTTCCATTTATATATGTTTGTATAACATCATTTTTTGTTACAGTAGTAATTGCCCATTTATTTAAAAGACTACCTGGATATGCTGCAATATTTGATTCCTGACCATCAACTTTAGTAGCCTGTATACAAAAAGTTGGAGATCCTACTCCAGAATGATTAGTAAATTGAAAGGCTAAACTATTTCTATTCCACATTCCAAGTGAAAATAAAGTAGAATGACTCGAACCATCGTATTCAGTTAAATAATGAACCATAACTATAGTATAATTTGGTATTTTAGGGTTGTTGTGATTACCGTGTGCTGCCATAAATTTTTTAGTATTATCATCATTATTAATCATTGGTACAAATCCATTGAATCCATTTAATCTTATAACTGATAATCCATTTTTAAAATTCTTTTTAATTCTAGGTAATCTTTCTTTTGACCCACCCCCTCTTACTCCACCCATATGCCCTCCAGCTATCCCATCAACACTTTTAACATCATCCATAAAATAATCTTGTTGTAAAAAAGGAGTTCTCATAATTTTTATTTGATTCTTTGATTTATCTTTCCAATAAGTAACTGGATCATTATCCTTAAAATTATTATTTCCATCACCATTTGGGTCATTTGCATCAAACCATAAAAATAATTTTGAGCTTAAATCTGAAGCTAATGTTGGAGGAACACCACTACCTGGTTCTGCTTTATATGGGTAAGTTGATCTTACAAAAGGTTTAATGAAAACTTCATAAATTGAATTTTCAATTGGTGTTCCTCCACTCTGGCCACTAAAAAAAATTTCTACTGGAATATTTAAATTATCATATTTAGTTTTTTTATCTACTGGATTACTTCTTCTACCATACCCCTCTCTAAAAACTAAATATGTATCAGAAGCTGCATTAGCTATATATTTAAAATGAGCTATTTTTACTTTAGTAATTAAATAATAACTATTAGGATTTGATTTATTTCTAATAAGAACAAACCACCTTGAATTAAATTCTTGATATAATTCAATTTCCCTAAAAGCAGGTTGAGTGTCTACCCCGTTTGCATCTACTACAGAAAATCCTAACCATTGACCCCAGGCTCCACCATCTGGCATAAAATCATCACCACTCCAATCTCCATTTTTACCTACGTCTCTTCTTACATTCCAAAATTCACCATTATTTAAACGACTATTGTTATATTGTGGCATAATATCAAATTTCATATTCCATTCACCTAACTTTGTAAATCCAGTAGTATCCTTACAAAAATCTCCATTTGGTCCATAGTTAGCAGGACCGAGAGTAATATCAACAGCAGCGGGGAGTTTAGTACTTCCTTGTAATAAACCAGGAGGAGAAGTTGATTCAAAGTGTTCTTTTATTTTTTTATGACACATCCATACAATGTTATTATTAACAGTTTTAGCCTTACAAATCCAATTAATATTTTCCATATTATATAAGATTATAAAAATTTTTTTTATATTTTTATATTTTATTTTTAAGCACTTACGTATAAATCAGCAGCATTATACCAAAAAGTATTATCAGGATTATTAGGATCGACAAATAAATAATCATCACCGTCAATTCTAGTTAATTTAGCTCCTGCTACTATTGATAAAAAGCTATTTGGGTCAGGAGATATTAACATTAGTTTGGGTATTGTTCCTGATAAATTTTTAGGTAATGGAGTATGGGTTTGAACAATCATAGATTGCATTTGATTATTCCATTTAAAACCATTATTTTTCCTATCAGCTATTGTAGATAAGTCAGGAGTATCTGCTGTAATAGACACACCTAAACCGGTAAAATCGCCGTTTTGATACAAGAGAGCTTGCATCCCAGATGGAACTTTAATAGATTGGAGAGATTTAGGAGAAATAGATTGAAGTTTAGAACCAGAATATTTACCAACACCAAAGGTATTATTAACTTTTCCAGAACCATAAGGTTTCATATTTTGAGAAGCACTAAATATAAATCCAGAAGGATTAAAAGCAAGTGCATCAGGAGAATTATTCCAAGTAATACCATCTGCACTATATACAGTTTTAAAGTTTTCATCCTGTCTGAAAGCTTGTTGTAAAAACATATGTGCAACAAAATATTTTCCAGTCCAAGTAATGGAACCACAATATGTACATCCAAAAGAATCTGAATTAGTTTTTTGCCAATTAATACCATCGGTACTATAAATAATAGCGTGTTTATTAATATTAGCTAAACCTGCAACTACAACTTTGCCATTGGTACAAAAACTATATACACCATTTCCATAAGTTTGAATATCTAATAATTTAGTTGCACTAGATTGAATAGACCAGGTTTTCATGTCAGTACTAGTATAAATAATATTATCAGCACCTTGATTTCCAGTAAAAACATAACCGGCAATATACATATTATTAAAGAATACAATATCAATAGTTGAACTATAAGAACGGTGTTGACCTTCTAAAACCCCAACTGGTGTAAATTTCTTTCCATCAGTAGACATTAAGATTTGTGCATTATCTCCAGCTAAAAATATACCATTTAAATAAACAACACAATTAAAATTATATTCTCGTCTACCTCTAGAAAAACTTATACCATCCTTACTTACATAAGTTCCGCCAGTTGCACGAACTACCCAAAGACCATTACCATAACAAATACCGAAAGCATTATATTCTTTAGGAAGACTATATGCAAGTCCATTAGAAGAAATAGGATTCCAATTTATACCATCAGTACTAGATAACATACCACATTTACTAGGATTATTTTGAGTACACGCAATCCACATAGAACCATTGTAAGCACACCCCATAAATTGATTACCAAATTTATCACTGGATGGCGATACTTGCCAATTAGTTAATCCATCTGGACTGTATGCCATTTGAAATGGTCTCCCGTTTCTAGAAGGAACATAACCAATACAAAATGAACTAATTGTAGCTTCTTTATTAGCAAAATTAGTAGTAGGGAACAATTGAACAGCATTAGTGGGTTCAGAAGAAGGTCCAGCACCTGCGCCTGGAGCAGCACCTAGAGTTCCGGGTAAAGGAATATTCATTGCAGATTTTAAATTCCATTTTTCAGCTAAATAAGTTTCAACTCTTACACGATCAGCATCATTTAATTCTTCAGGAAAACATATTACTTCTGCTATATCTCCAGAAAAACCTTGATAAGCATTAGGATTAGCACCTGCACATCCAATTGATAATCCATCATCCCAGCGTCTAATATAACTAAAATCCCATAAATCAGGACGAGTTGTAGGATCATAATTGGCATGATTACCAATATTCCAATTTTGATTTACTTGAGTACCATTTGCAAAGATTTTATGACTTGGCTTATTACTTGATTTAAACTTAATTACACTTGTAATAACCCATTTATTTAAAATATTATAATTGTCTACCATATAACTTGCTGCATCTCCGGTTAAACTACTTCTACCAAAACCAATTATAGCAGGTACATGTTGAGAAGAACCAATTCTGCAATCTCCCAAACCAAAAATACAACTATCATTAGGACCGTATTCAGTTTGAAAAGATACAATAAAAATACTATGACCTTTCAAACTACCTTGGTCTTTAATTTGTCCAACTCCAGATGGATAAAATTTATTCCAGTTTGCATCAGCACAAGGACCTGACCCATAAGGTCTAGTAAATCCATTATTTCCATTAAATCTAATTACAGATAATCCATTTTTAAAACTTGCTTTAAGTCTAGGAAGACGATTTTTCCATTTATGAACTATATTACCTTGTGCATCAAAATCGCCTCTATTTGCAGTATATTCACCATCATTCATATCTAAATTTAGTTTAGAGTCATCATAAGGGCATACTGGTGCTCTTACTAAATTAAGTTTATTAGGAGATTTATCAACCCATTTTTTAAGAGGTGTATTATCAGGAATATTTGAACCATCGCCGTTTGGATCAGCAGCATCATACCATAAAATTGTTCTTGCTTGTAAATCAGATGTTAAAGGGTTGAAATTACTAGTTTTAGCTTCAGGAATAAAAGGAAAAGTAGGTCTAGTAAAAGGTTTTACAAAAACTTCATATATAACACCACCACTTCCTTTTGGTGGAGGATTTCCACCTGATTGACCATTAAAAGATGTTTCCGATTCAAATCCAAATATATCCATGATGCCAGGATAGCCCATGCGATATCTGGATATAGCTTGGAATTCTATAGTTGTATTATAAATTCTGCAATGGGGTATAAGAGGATTACAATCAAATGCTACTCTTGGAAATAAATAATAATTACCAGGTGCATTTTTGTCTCTAATTATTACACTGAAAGCTCCACTAAATTCTTGATATTTAGCAAAATCTTGAATAGCACTCATAAAGTTTTTCCCATTGTTATCAATAGCACAAAAACCAAAGAAATAAGGTGCAATACCAGTACCGCAAAAGTAAAGTCCATCCCATTCTCCAGTGTATTCAGGTCCATCACAATACATTTTACCATTTAAACCTTTAAATGTATCAGTGTTATAACTAGGATGTTTCCAATCAGGTTGAAAATTATATTCTGCCATTTTATAATAGCCAGTAGTATCTTTGCACAAATCTGAAGATGGTCCAAAGTTAGCAGTACCAAGAGTAATATTTATAGGACCTTCGTAAAAAGAAGTAGTTCCTAGGAGAGTTACACCAGAAGTTGATTCAAAGTGTTCTTTTATTTTTTTATGACACATCCACACAATGTTATTATTAACAGTTTTAGCCTTACAAATCCAATTAATGTTTTCCATATTATTAAATTAAATTATAAAATAATTGTGTATTAATTTTATATATTTAAATATTTTTAAATTACAGAAACCTTCCAATAAGCTCCACCTTTTGCCACTACATTTGCAGTAACAACCTTTTCCCAATTTTTTCCATCTTTTGTTGAAAAAAATTGATTTGGTGGGTCATCAACACCCATATAAAATAAAAATTCACCCATTTTAAATAATGATGCGTGAGTAGTAGCAGGAGGTTTTACTTCATTCCAAGTTTTTCCTCCATCTTCACTACAAACTAATAAAGATGCATAGTGACCATTGGACCACCATTTTCCAAATGCTTTAGCTACTTGGGTAAATTGCGCATGACCTGTAGCAGTATAATTACCACCCGAGGGAGTCCAATTTACTAAATCATTACTCCAATAAAACTTTTCTCTTTCAGGCCCCTTACCTCCCTCTCCGTAACAAGCAACCAAATATGTTTTTGTATCAGGATCATATCTTAGCCAATTCATTCCACCATTACCACCTCTAAAACTTGGTGAAATATTTTTACTAGTATTAGTGGTTTCATCAAATTGATTAATGTGATACCTGTTAATTAAATATAGCTTATCATTTATAATTGTCATTTCTGCTAAGCTATGGGTGTCAACATTAATTTTAGTCCAGTTATTTCCATCGCTAGTGCTATACATCCCACGGTCGTAAGTTCCTACATATAATTTATTTTTAAAAGTAATAATTCCCATTGCATGTTTAACATCCTTTATCAAATCTTTGACTACTGGTTCCCAATTTCTGGCATCCTTACTACTAAATAACAAATATGGTTCATACATGCACCCCATATAATAGGTATCATTTAGTTTTGCAATTGTAACTCTGTTCTTTCCTATTTTTCCTGATATATTAGGAACATACCAATCGGTACCATTCATTGTCATCAATAATCCAGCACTATTAGGATTTCTATCTGCTTGATTTAATTCAGAAATACAAAGTAATGTTTCAGATGAAGGAAATTTTAATTCATCTTGTTTATACCACCATATAACATCAGGGGTATCAATACGTGCAATTAAATAGGGTTGAGAATCAGATGCAACCTTTATGATTGTTCCCTCACTTCCATCTGCTAAAACACCACCTGTTGAGACATTTTTTAAAGAGACTTTAACTCCAATCATTTTATCGGAACTTGATTCAAAGTTTTCTATAGAATCAAAATGTTCTTTGTCTCTAGGACGACAAGACCATACAATAGTATTATTAATTGTGTCAGATTTGCAAATCCAATTAATGTTTTCCATATTATAGTAAAGTATAAATTATTTTAAATGAAAAATAATTTAAACATTATTTGATTTACACCAATCTGATTCAGCCCTATATGTATCAGGAACATTGTCATAAGTGCCATAGGTATCCTTAAAGTATCTACATAATGCTGGGTCGCAAAATGTTCCTTGTTGATTTACTGGTTCTTTTGTTGTTCCCCAAGTTACCTTTGGTACAAAACCAGTATTATTAACTGCATCTACACAAGATTGAGTGAGACTATCATATTTAACAGTCATATTTAATGGATTCTTTTTTACAAATGGATGGTCTTTTGGTAAATTTCCAATCAAACCCCATTTCCAAGCTAAATATCCTTGAATTTTTTTACGTTCTTCGTCATTTATTAAACCATTAAAAACTAAAATTTCAGCAACTTGACCTTGCCAGAATTGTCCACCACCTCCGTGATGAGAACCAATAATCATACCGTTAAATCCAGCAAGTGCATTGTTTCTTAAATTTTGAGGTGTTCCATTAAATGATGTTGCAGCAGTATTAGCAGAAACATTAAATACTGCATCAGCCATTGACCATTTATCACCTGCAGATTGTTCAGGTTGATTTGAATCTAAATTAGTCCAACCACTGTTACCCATACCAGTCATCCATTTATCAGTACCAGCACGAAACCCCCAAAGTAATCTACCATCTGCATCCATATGACCACCGTGTAATAATCTTTGCCAATTTCCATAATCACCTTTACCAAATTGAACAGTAAATATAGTATAATTTGTTATATCTTGTCTAAAACTAAAAGCAAATTGAGTATTACCTCTTAAATTTAATACATTTTTACCATTTAATGCATTAGCCATAACAATAGGAGGGCTATGATGTTGTTTTTGTGCGTGATATCCATTACCTGATTTATCTGCCCAAGCTAAAATTTGTTGTCCATCTAACAATGGTTCACCATTACCATTTATATCATTTGCATCAAACCAAGATAATAATTTAGCAGATTTAATTTCTGTAGTTAAGAACGAATGAGAATTATCTTCTACAATTGCCGGATTTGCGTCAAATTTACATAGGTGATTATTTGGTAAAATACCATCTAAACCATTTTTACCTTGTAATTTCCATTTCCAAGCTAGATAGCCTTCAATCTTTTGACGAGTAATATTATCAGCTCTTTTATCAAGAACTATTACTTCAGATATACTTCCAACTAAAGTATTACCGTGATCGTTAAAATGTCTAGAACCTAATTGAAAATATTTAGGATTTTTATTCCAAGTATGTGAATTTGAAAAAACAATTTGTTTACCGTTACGATTAATTGTAAAATTGTTATCAGCAAGTGACCATTGCATTAATAAGAAATCAGTTGATGTTTCATTAGAAGAAGCTACTGCAAATCTACTACCACCACTAGAACCATTTTGCCAAAAACCACGTTTATTTTCACCAAAAGTTAATGAGTTAAAATCATCACCATTATTTACATCAAGACTACAAACATCAAATGGTCCATTAGTATCATTCAGTTTAACAATTATATATACATCAATTGGAAATACTAAACTATTTATTGAATTATAAAGAGATCTATTGAAATTTAAGGAGTTAGAACTTGTTGCATATTTTGCAGGTTTTTTTGCTTTCAAATCATTTCCATTACCAGATTTATCTTTCCACATTTCAATAGAAGTTCCATCGGATGGTGTTGTGCTATTTGCTAATGGGTCCATACCGTCTAACCAAATTTGTAAACCATCTAAATATTTAATATCAAAAGCAGGGTTATTTGTTGTAGGTTTAGATTTTTTGTAAGGATGGTTATTTGGAAAATCATTATTTAGATTCCATTTCCATCCTAAATAGCCTTCAATCTTTTGTCTTTCAATAACAGACAAGGATTTATTATAAACAATTACTTCTGAAATTTTTCCAGTAAAAAATGAGTCTTTATTTTTAGAAGCTCCAATAAATATATTATTTTCAGGAGCAACTCCAAAAGACGCACCTGAACCTAATAATTTTCCATTAATATATAAATATGTAGAAAAAGCATCCATAATATATTCTAAAATAACAGTCTTTTTAGCAGATGGGTCATATGGAACTGCTACTGGACAACCTACATTAAAATTACAAAATAAAATTTTATTATCCCAAGTTCCAATTTGTCTTATATATGCTCCTGCATCTCCCATTAATATTCCAGTTCCACCACCATTTGTAAGTGTAACTACTATAAATCCAGTTTCAATATTATGGATTCCCATATATGACAATGTAAAATATTGACTGGAACCATTAAATGAAATTTGATTTCCACTTATAGTTGGGGAACCAAATGATGTTGCATCTCTAATATTACCGGATTTATCTAGCCATTTAGAAACTACAGTGCCATCGGCTAAAGTAGAACCATTATTTAATGGGTCCATACCGTCTAACCAAATTTGTAAACCATTGACGGATTTAAGGTCAAAAGGGTAAACTTTAGGAACAAGTCCACTGGGTGCGGAATTTTTGAAAGGGTGACTTGCTGGTAAGTTAGTTTGTAATCCCCATTTCCAAGATAAGTAACCTTGAATTTCTTGAATTTGAATAGGTGTTAAAGGAGTATTAAATATTAAAAGTTCACACATAACACCTTTAAAGAAACGGTCACCCCAATAAGTAATATCTGTAGAAAGAGTAAGTTGACCACTTCCACCATTTTGTACATTCAAATTAACTAATGATTTATTAAGAACAGCTTTAGGATCGGTTGTACTACCACCATTTATAATAAACCCGGAATTTTCTGAATTAAAATCATTTTGATTATTTCCACCAAATTTATTCTCAGGAAACCAACGAAATGCTAAATCTTTTTGAGTAAAAGATAAAATATAATTAGCATCATTGCTTACTTTACCAACAAAGAAAATTGTTGTATTCTTATTAAAAGTTGCTGATTTAGCAGAAATCATAACTTGTTTAGCTACAAAATTAATTCCTGAATTTGTATCTTTGAATGTAGGAGGTTGAAAATTAGGAGTTACAGTAAAATTATTACCATTACCAGATTTATCGTTCCATTGAGTTACGTTTGAACCAGAAAGAGTTAATGTGGATGAATCATTAGAATCTAACCAAAGTTCTAAACCACCAATTGAACTTATATCAAAAGGAAGAGAAGTGTACAATGTTGGTGCTTGTAATTTGAAAGCGTGGTTATTTTGTAAATTGCTTTGTAAACCCCATTTGGTAGCTAAATACCCTTCTACTTTTTGACGTTCATTAAAACTTAAACATCTGGTAAAAACAATTATTTCACTAAGATGACCTGGAAAACTACCAACACCAACACTAAAATCATATGACAAAAATTTAGGCGCCTTTGGTTTAATAATATTTACATCCATAGAACCATTAACATATTGTGCCATCTCACCACCGCCTTGATAATGCGTAGAGTATATAAAAGATTTATTAACTGTATAGGGTGTTTGTCCATTTAACCAAGTTCCTGCCCAATCTGTAACAAAAGTATTATTATTTTGAGAACGAATTCCTAAAAATCCATTTTCACCAGTACCAGTTGCAAAAAGATAACCAGAAGTTCCACTCTTAGTATATTGTGCTACGAAAAACATAGAATATGGAGTATCTCCATTTGGAAATTTTACAGGAAACTGAACATATTCACTATCAGTACCATTAATAGTTATACCAAATTTTGAATTGTATTTAACAGACCCATTACAATTACCATTATATCCATTACCAGATTTATCATTCCAAGTTGTCATATTTGAATCATCTCCAGGAGGTGAACCATTATTTAAAGGGTCTTTTCCATCTAACCATAAAAATAAACCACCCATTGATGATAAATCAAAAGGTTTTTGAGGAATTGAAGCATAAAGGTGACCTGGTAAATTAGATTGTATTCCCCATTTCCATGCTAAATAACCTTCTATTGTTTGTCTTTGCATTTTTGAAAGGACATTATTATAAATAAGAATTTCACAAATTGTTCCACCCCAAAATTGATCAGGTGGATTATTACCAAGTGCAGCACCAATACCAAATCCTATTTGTGATGCTGATATACTTTTTTTTGCATCTAATGCAACCCCATTAAAATATGGTAGTAAAGTATTTGAATTATTTATCATTCCAAGTACTGATAATGATTTAACTGATTTGGGAGGTGTATTTGCATCAATATCATTCCAAGCTCCTCCATTACCACTAAAGGTTGCAAAAATACCATCTCTTGAACCCAAAAATAAATATTTATCATTGGGTAATCCAATAATATATTGATGGTGAGCACTTTTATTATTTTGTATTGCAACAGCAAATATACTATATGGTGCAGCTCCGATAGCCATCTTCGTATTTCTAAAATAACCTTGTTTACCCATATTCATAGCAGATAAACCATTTGTAAATGATTTAGTAAGAGTTGGTTGAAAGTTTGAATCAGTTTGTGTTACATGATTACCATTACCAGATTTATCATTCCATTGAGATACATTTGAATCGGAAAGTTTCATACTAGATGCATCAGCACCGTCTAACCAAACCATTAATCCAGGTATGTTAGCTACATCAAATGGCGGAGGTACTTGCAAATCCTCACCCTTGTACCAATATACATTATTATCATTAGCAGGGTCTGTAAATAAATAATTATCATCTTGTATGTTACTGAGTGTTGCACCCTTTACAGTTACCAGAAAACCATTTGGATCATTATTTACCAATTGTATTGAAGGTATACTATCTTTTAAACTTTTAGGTAAAGCTGTATAAGGTTGAACTACTAATGATTGCATTTGGTTACTCCAATTAAAACCAGTGTTTTTAGAATCAGTTACTTTAGATAAATCAGGAGTATCAGATATAATAGATTTACCTAGACCAGTAAAGTCACCATTTTGATATAAGAGTACTTGAAATCCAGATGGGACTTTAATTGATTGGAGAGCTTTAGGTCCAATTCTTTGTAATTCAGTATTGGTATATCTGCCTATACCGAAGGAACTGGAGTTACCACCGTAATTAGCAGCAGTAAATAATTGAACAGAATTAGAAGTAGATTCAAAGTATTCTTTTACTTTTGCTAAATCCTTATGACACATCCATACAATATTATTATTAACAGTTTTAGCTTTACATATCCAATTAATGTTTTCCATTATATAAATAAAATTAGATAAAATTTTTTATATAATTTATTATAATGTCAAAAACAAATAATAATAATCTAAAATTAGAACAAAATGGAAGAGTTTTTCCCAGTTGGATTATGAAAAATTTTAAAAAATATGTATTACCTGAAGTAATTAGAAAAGAGGGTGAAGACCCTTGTAACGAAGCCATAGAAAAAGGCAAATTAACCACCTATCAAAAGTTTATTGGTGAATATTTAAACTACCGTTCCTCTTTCCGTGATATCTTACTTTACCACGGGGTAGGCGCGGGAAAAACTGTTTCTGCTATTAACGTTTATAATATTCTTTATAATTACACTCCCAAATGGAATATTTTTATTCTCATTCCTGCAGCTTTACATAATGACCCTTGGTTAAAGGATTTAAAAATGTGGTTAGCTAAAGAAAACAGTGAAGACCGAATGAAAAATTTAATTTTTATTCACTATGATTCTCCTATAGCTGATAGAGATTTCTTAGATAAAGTTAAACGCGCAGATAGTTCTAAACAGTCTTTATTCATCATCGACGAAGGACATCGTTTTATTAATAACGTTTATAATAACATTAGTTCAAAAAATGGTAAAAGAGCTCAAGTAATTTATGATTATATTCAACAAGAAAAAAAAGAAAATCCTAATGTAAGAGTTATGTTATTGTCTGCAACTCCTGCCGTAAATAATCCTTTTGAATTTGCTTTAATTTTTAATTTATTAAGACCTGGAACTTTTCCAACAAGTGAAGCTATTTTTGAACAAATCTTTATTTCATCTACTAATTTTCAATCCCTTAACGAAAATACTAAAAATATGTTTCAAAGAAGAATTTTAGGTTTAGTTAGTTATTATATTGGAGCAACCCCAGATAAGTTCCCTTCCAAAACCATTCATTACAAAGCTATTACTATGGAAAAGTATCAAGAATCTGTTTACAATCATTTTGAAGAAATAGAAGAAGAAAGAGAAAAATTAAATCGCAAGTTATCCAGAGGGAGAGTTGGCGAAGAAATATCAACTTATAATGCATATACTCGTCAAGCATCTAATTTTGTTTTCCCTCATATTACCGATACTATCAATGGAGAAGCTAGACCCAGACCTGGAAAATTTAAAATTAAAATAGAAGATGCTGAAAAAATAGACGAAGGTAAAGATATTAGTAAAATTAAGGAAATGAAGTTAAATGATAAAGAAGCTGCTGCTTATGATGCTGCTATTAAATCTTTTGTCAATGGATTTACAAATTATTGCAAAGATTTTCATAATAAGGATAAACAAGCAAATTATACTTTACAAGATGATATTAAAACTTGGAGAACTAAATATAATTCTAGTTTTTCAACCTTTTTGGAGAAGGAAAATAAAAAGTCAAAATTATTTGACGTATTAAATACTTGTTCTCCTAAATTTATAACTTGTATCTTTAATATTTTAAAATCAAACAGCCCAGTTCTAGTTTATTCAAATTATGTGTTAATGGAAGGATTACAAATTCTAAAAATTTATTTAGGTTTCTTTGGGTTTATTGATTACCACAATGAAAACAGTGAAAAATACGATGGATTTAGATATATCGAATATCACGGAGCAATAGATAGAGAAATTCGTGAAGAAAACAAAAAAATCTATAACGATAAAGAAAATATTAATGGAAAGAACGTTAAAATTATTATGATTTCTCCAGCTGGTGCAGAAGGTATTACTTTACATAACACTAGACAAGTTCATATTTTAGAACCATTTTGGAATGAAGCTCGTATTGAACAAATTATGGGTCGTGCTGTACGTATGTGTGTGCACAAGGATTTACCGATGGCAGATAGAAAGGTTGATGTTTTTAGATATAGAATGATTCGTAAGAGTGGAAAGGAAACAGCAGATGAAAAAATGGAAAGAATATCTCGTAAGAAAAATAATTTATTAATATCTTTCATAGAAGCGGTTAAAGAAGCAGCAGTTGATTGTGAATTGTTTAAAGCTCACAATATGATGGGTTCTAAATACAAGTGTTTTCAATTTAATGAAGAATCATTATTAGAAAAGCCAATTGGTCCTGCATTTAATGATAATTTAGAATATGACCAAAAGATTGACAATGGTTTAAATGCTAAAGAATCATCTAGAATGAAAATTAAAGTTCGTAAAGTAAAAGCAGTTAAAAAAGTAGAAGATAATTTATATTCAGAACCAGCAGTATATTGGTTTTATGAACCATCTGGAATGATTTATGATTTTGATTTATATTTCCCAATTGGTAAGGTAGATAAGGATGCAAATGGAAACTCTATTAAGTTAGATAATGAGACTTATGTAATAGGGGATGTAATTGATATTCCTGAGTTTAAAATATACGATATATAGTTTAAATAAAAATTGATTAAAAAAAAAATTATATATTATCATTAATATATATATATGGAAAAATTTAAATTAGCTGAATTATTTACAGGAACAGGTGCATTTTCACTTGCATTTCACAATACACAAAAAGTGGAAACAGTATTTGCAAATGATTTTTGTAAAAATAGCGAAAAAATTTTTAATGAAAATTTTGAAATAACTTTAACACGCGCAGATATCAATGAAATTAAATCAAAAGAATTACCAAATTTTGATATTTTAACAGCAGGATTTCCTTGTCAACCATTTTCTATTGCAGGAGAACAAAAAGGCTTTGAAGATGAAAGATCAAATGTTTTTTGGAAAATTTTAGATATTATAAAGAAAAAGTCTCCTAAAGTTGTGATATTTGAAAATGTTAAAAATCTAATGTCTCACGACAATGGTAAAACTTTTGATATTATTACAAAAGAAATAGATAAATTAAAATACTTTTATAAATATCAATTATTAAATACTTGTGAAAATTCAAATGTACCTCAAAATAGAGAAAGAATTTATATTGTATGTTTTAAAAATAAAGAAGATTGTGATAAATTTACCTTTCCTGATACAGTTAATGAGAAAGATAAACTTCCGCTAAATAAATTTATTGAAAAAGAAGTTAACAGTAAATATTATTATACAAATAGTTCTGGTATTTGGGAGAAAATTAAGGATGAAATTAAAATACCTATTTCTAAAAATGTTATTTATCAATACAGAAGATATTACGTCAGAGAAAACAAAAACAATGTATGTCCCACTTTAACTGCAAATATGGGAACAGGTGGACACAATGTTCCATTAATAAAAGATTCAAAAGGTATTAGAAAATTAACTCCTCGTGAATGTTTTAATTTACAAGGATTTCCAAGTGATTATAAATTACCAACAATGAGTGATGCGGGATTATATAAATTAGCAGGTAATGCAGTTTCTTATCCAGTTGTTAAAAAAATAGCTGAAAAGATTGTTAAAATATTAGATGAAATTCCAATTAATAAAGAAATTGTAATAGATGATTTACCAGCTAATCCACAAAAAGAAATTAAGAAAAAGAAGAAAGTAAAGGATGTTGTAGTATAATTATTTATTTTTAGGTTTATTTATCATTTCTTCAAAAGTACCTTCAAATAAAATACTTATATGTTTATTTTCTAAATTTTTAAGAAGTTTATCAAAAGAAAAACGAGGTCTATTATTTTTATTTTTAATAGCTTCTTCAAATGTTTTATTATTTGTAATTTTCATATTTTTCCATTCATTTGAATCATTAGATAAATCTATTTTATACAGTTTATATTTATTTAAATTTATTGCATCTAAACACATTAATACATTCCACTTCTCTGTTGGACCAAAACTCATAGGACCTGTTGAAGTAAAGCATTTACATTCAATTTTAATTGTTTTATTTTCTTCAACAAAATGTAAATCACCTACAGAACTATTATTACAATTAATATTTTGATGTTCAATTAAAAAATATTTAATCATATTTTCGCTTACTATTTCGGGTAATCCTAATTTTCGCATTTTACAATTATTTTTTTTATTAAAGTTATTTATATCATTATTATATTTAAGCACTATTTCAAATATATCTCTTAATCCATCTTTATTAATTTCTTTCTTTGATTGATTTTTTTCTTTTTTAGTAGGTTCTTTTTTATTGTGATTTTTACAATTTACTTTACCACATTCTTTTCCTTTATTTTTTCCACTTTTAAAAATAATCTTACATTCCATTAATTAAATAGATTAATATCTTTTTAATTAATTTTTCAATATTTCATTACCAGATGTATTATTAAACCTAAATACTGGCACTTTCCCAGGAGTTCCTTTAGGGCTATAATTAAAAGTCATTTGTTTCCCTGCTTCTCTTTTTCTTTTCCTTTCTAATAATACCATTCTTAAAGGGTCTTCAGTTGTTCCAATACATTGTAATGTAAATTCTTGGAAAGGTGATTTATCTAAAATAGTAATATCGTGAGAATCTAAATATGCAAGTCTAGCCTTTAACAATCTAGTTATCATAATCATATAGTTTCTTTCTTCCACCTTATTTCTTTGGGTTTTAGCATATTGGTAATCAATTAATAAGTATAAAAAGATTAATTGAAAGGTACCAAAAAATACTTCCTTCTTTTCTGAAAAATTATTAACTATACATCTATTATTGTGGCCATATAATTTAAATATACAAACATCTTTGTAATAATATTCAGTATGTGCATCGTAAAATTGAAAATATGGGGTAAAGTGTTTTATAGTTAGTTTATCTTTAAATTCATCTTTCAAAAACTTTCCAACTTTTTCATTATCTTCTTTATAATTAATAGAAACAGCTTGATAATAAGTAAAATTATCAAATTCTAAATTTAATTTTGCTTTTTTAACTAAATAATTATAAGCATAATGACCTATAACAATAAATTGCGAGTGATGTAAAACCTTGTGTCTAACAAATCTTTTAATAAAATTTAGATTATCCAATTTACTTGGATAACTAGGTCTATCACTTTCAAAAGAAGAAGAAAAAGGATAATACCTAATTAAAGTACTAGACCTACTAAATGTTTTATCCAAACGAAAATAAGAAGTTAATGGGTCAGAATAAACTCTAAATGCATCTACTAACATAAAATGTGGATGAGTAAATCTTAATCCTTTATCTTCAATATAATCAAGATTATCATAAACATTTTTAGGCATATAAGATAAATCACAATAATTTTGATAATTTACAAATATTTTATAAGTTTCTGGATGAACTCCATCTTTACCTTCCACATGAGAAAATCCTTTAGAATGTAAAAAATCACATAATTCTACAACATCAGTTAATGGTTCGTGGGAATAAAATTCTATATCAGCTAAATCAGTTTCTTTATAAAAGGCATCGTTCTTGTTTTTCATTTTTATTAAATGATTTTGTGCATATCCACCATAAATAATTTTTTTCTTTCTTTTAATATAATCTATGATATTATTATAAACATCTCTAAATTCAGTTATAGTAGGTTCTAAAGTGTCTAATTTCTTCTTCATTGCCTCTTCTTTGATGTCATCCATCCCTTTTTTAATAATCTCCAAATCTATATCTCTATACATTAGAATAAATTAGATTTTTAATTATTAATTTATATAATAATTAAAAGTAATCAGAAAATCCAACCCCATTAATTTTTCCTTGATTTAAATCATAATTAACTACTAAATCAAATAGTAAATTTTTACAAGATTCATCTAAAGCTAAATTTTTAAAATTATATTTTTCTGTAAAAAATTTCAAACTGTCAATAGTATTTTCCATTAAATAAATACCAATACTATTATTATAATATTTATAATGAAACATCATACTAGTTGGATTAGGATATATTTCTTTTAATTCATTAATAAATTCAGTTTTATCTAATTTATAATTTGATAAAACTTTTTCTAATTTATCATAGTTATTAACTCGAATAAAATCACTTTCTAATATAACTTCATTTTTATCTATATCATAAGTATAAGTATAATTTGTATTTTCTTTTGTAATTACATATAAATGTAATTTATTATTAAAAGAAGAATCTGTTAATTCTAAATCAAAAGAAATTAAAACAATATTATAATTATTAAAAAGATTTTCTATATTAGTATTTATTTTTTGATCAAATTCATTTAATATAATATTTAAATCTCTTTTAAATTTGTCTTGATCAACATTAGAATAATTTAGTTCATCTATATTTT